ACATGAACTTTTCACCTCAATAATCCGTTTTATGCCACATTTATTTCCATTTGTCTTAATTTTATCCAGTATTTCTTTTCATACTCATTAGGTGATACATAATCACAGTGACTGTGAATTCTCACGGTATTATAAAATGCTTCTATATATTTAAAAATAAGTTTATATGCATGATTATAGTCTGTTATCTTAAATCTGTTTATCCATTCTCTTTTAAGTAATGAATGGAAAGATTCAATACATGCATTATCCCATGGATACGCTTTCTTTGAATAACTTAGTGTCATTCCTGATGTTGCATCTGCATAATCTTTAGCTGTATATTGTCTGCCACGATCTGAATGCAGAATTAATGGCTTGCTAACATTTCTTACTTTTTTAGCCTTATTGACAGCTTCTACAACCCATTTTGTTTCAAGGGTATCACTTAACACCCAGGATATTATTTTTCTTGAATATAAGTCCATTATACTTGTTAAATACACAAATCCCTCATATGTCCAAATATATGTAATATCTGTACACCATACTGCATCTGGAAAATCTGGGTTAAACTGCTCATCAAGTATATTTTTATATTCTTCGCTGAAATCTGAATCTATAGTTGTTATGGTATAAGGCTTAATCCATTGTGCCTTTAACCCCATTTCACGCATATAATTACCTACTGTCTTTTCACTTATTGTTTCACCTTCTTCTTTCAGTTTCTTTGCTATTTTGGGAGCACCATAATTTTGGTGTGCTTCATCATAAATATCACATATCTTATCTTTTATTTTGTTTTTTCGTTGCTCCCTATTACTTGGAATCCTGTTTTTCCAAGTATTATATCAACTTCTAGAGACGCCTAAGTGTCTCAGCACACCGCTAACATTAAGCCGGCGTCCACCTTGTTCCCTCATATTTCTGTCTTTATTTGCAGTTTCAAGGTATATAGCTTCTGTTAGTTTTCCAGTATGCCGATTGCTTTTTTTAATATTTCCAGAGCATCCTGTGAATCCCTTAATTCTTTCTTAATCTTTAACTTTAATAATAAATCTATATTAAGGATTATTCCATATCTAACTTGTACTATTTAAATTCTAACACCATTTGTCGTTTTTGCTGTGCGGTCGTAATCAAGAGCTGTAGCATAGATGTCCGTTATCTTCTGATAGAATCTACGCTCAGACAAACGTATCTCACGAATCTGCTCAAGCAAGCGATCAAAATATTCTGTTGTGAGCACGGAACCACCGTTTTTCAAGCGCTCATCATCCATGACCCAGCCTTTGATGGTGTAGTCCTTTGCAATTTGATTGACCCATTTGCGGAACTGCACCGCACGCTCAGAATTGACCTTAAATCCTACAGCAATGATCATCTCCAAAGAATAGTGATTTGTGCTGTAGCTTTTTCCGTCAGCGGCAGTTATTCGAAATTTTCGAATAACTGAATCCTCCTGTAGTTCGCTATCCTCGAATATTTTCTTAATATGATAATTTATAGTGTTAGTGCCGACATCATATAACGTGGCCATCATCTTCTGTGTCAGCCATATATTCTCATCCTCATAGCGCATCTCAATGCTGTCCTGCTGATCACCAACAGAGGCAACATAGGTCAGATATTCCGCTGCGCTGGAACGGATGGTTATTTCATCTTTTTTCTTTTTCAAATAGGCGACCTCCTTTTGTCACTTGTTCGTCCCTGCTTTAAAAACTCTGTATTTTTTACAGACTTCAAAATATTTTCTCTTTCTTCTCACCATGAAATTTCTCTGAAAATTGTAGTTTATCTACATATTATCTAATTCTTCTTTTGTGAAACCACGTCTTAATAAATTGCTTTCATCATATATTCCATCGTATATAATATCGTAGTATGTTTCTCCTCTAAACTCATATGCGGTATATTCATACCATTGCCCATTATTTTTCATAGTTACCTTTGTAACAGGGCAAAACTCAGCCAATGCACTTTCTTTAGTGTATCTATCTGTTGAAAAAGGATAATAATCATATATTTGATCCCATCCCATTCTTTTAGCACTTATCATATGATATTGTCTCATAACACTTTTCTCCTAAACTTATAATTCCGAATTATCACTCATCAATATCTATTTTTTCAATCTCAAAATTGGTTAAGTGAGTCAGACATCATGTTTTTACTTCTCATCCCTCTTTTTCTTATCTGTAGTCCTAACTGCTTTTGCAAGCCAGCCGCCAACTACTGCACCGACAATTGGTGCCCCTGCTAAAGGAACTGCCACTGTACTTGCAACAACCGCTCCGATCGCTCCTGCAGCCTTCATCCACTCTTTAGAAACAGTCTCTCTTGTTGCAGTACCCGCTAAAATTGACGGTGACATCAAATTTGCTTTCTCTATAAGCTCATTATAATCTGCTTTTGAATAATTCTCTGGATGATCAATCAACATATCCAGCAGAGTTTTAACCATCTGAGTTTCTTCCGGGTACTTCACAATCTCTGCATCAATTACGCTTCTCATGGCGATATACTGAGTCTTTGTCAGCTTATTTCTTCCGCTTTCAATGTTGTTTATCGTCTGACGTGTAACACCAATTTGATCTCCGAACTCTGCCGCAGTCCACCCTATAGTTCTGCGTATTAACAGCAAATTATCTTGCATTCTCTGAATTTCTTCCATTGGTGCCTCCTCCTTATGAAAATATAATATCACTTGACAATAAATTTGTCAATGTACAGAAAGTAAACAAAAAATGACCTCATTGCTAAGAATTCTTTCTCAGCAATGAGGCTATTTCATCCATCATAATCTATCTTTTATACATTACCTATTTATCACAATCTCCACCTTTGCCTTAAAACAAATCACAAATCTGTCATCGTACACTTTTATCTGATCAATATACTTTCGAACTAGTTTTTCATTGTATTCCGTTATTTGTGCGTCCTCCGAATGGATATACTCTGAAAGTTCATTGATACGCTGTTTTACACCTTCGGACTTTGCATGTTCCACTAGCAGCAACTTTTTGCTCTGCCTTAATTCTTCCATTTCATCAGCACATTCAGAATAGTCTTTTTTGCCATGTACCAACTCCAGAAGTTCTTTCTGTTTTTCTGCAATCTCATTATTAATTTTATCGATTGCATCAGAATTATCTTGATAAATCACCTCCAGGATATTCTCTTCCAAAATGTTTTTTACATCATCAGAATATTCTAAAACCGTATTCATAGCATCAACTACAGCTTCTTGAAGTTGTTCTTCTGGTATTGTTGGTGCAGAACAAGCGGAGGGTCCATTCTCCACTCTCGTGCAGCACCTCCATACCACAGATTTCTTGCCTCGATTATTCCATACCATTCGTCTGTAAATATCTCCGCATTTCATGCAAGTGCAAAGACTGGAAAGTGCATATTTACTAGAGTATATACGGCGCTTTTGCCCATCTCTACCGCTGGTCATATTAGCTCTTCGCAAAATCTCTTCCTGTACCTGAGTAAAAATATCTCTCGGAATAATTGCTTCGTGATTATCCTTTACATAGTATTGTGGAACCGTTCCATCGTTTTTTATTCTGGTCTTTTCAATAAAGTCCGTGGTAATTGTTTTCTGCAGGAGTGCATCGCCGATATATTTTTCGTTTTGAAGGATTCCTTTAACTGTACTAAAGTGCCATTTATATCGCTTTCCACCAGTCTTGATTTTATCTCGTTCCAGTCCTTCTGCAATATCTCTTAAACTTGCTCCTTCTAAGTACTCTCTATAAATTCTTCGGACAATTTTTGCTTCACCCTCATCAATGATAAGATTGCCATCATCGTCCTTTGTATATCCAAGGAAATGCTCATGATTAACCAACACCTTTCCTTCCTGATATCGGAACTGCAGTCCCAGCTTTACATTCTGCGACAAGGATGCGGACTCCTGCTGTGCCAGCGAGGCCATAATGGTAAGAAGCAGTTCTCCGGACGCTTCCAGTGTATTGATGTTTTCCTTTTCGAATATAATGGCTATATTCTTTTCCCTCAGCTGTCTCACATATTTCAGGCAATCGATGGTGTTTCTTGCGAATCGGCTGATGGACTTTGTAATAATCATATCAACTTTGCCGGCCATACAATCATCGATCATTTCATTGAAGCCTTCTCGCTTCTTGGTATTGGTACCGGAGATTCCATCGTCCGTATAGATTCCGGCAAGTTGCCATTCTTTATTTCTGCCAATATATTCTGTATAGTGCTGAACCTGCATTTCATAACTTCCCGCTTGTTCATCGCTGTCAGTACTGACTCGGCAGTACGCTGCGACCTTTAGCTTTGGCTTATTTTCTTCTTTTGATATTCGGTTGCCTGCCCGCCTTCTGGCAGGAATCAATGTTACATTCTCATTCATTTGCTACCTCCGTAATCTGACTGTACGCATACTCTGCCTGCTTGTATGGATCATCATATTTTTTCGTAACTTTCCCGATGGCGAAAGTGCCAATCTCCGCTTTGGGAAGAACCTTATATTCTCTTATTCGATTTTGACTTCTCGCATTACTTTCTCGGATTTCCTGTACCTTTGCAAAAGTATTCTCATCTACAATCTGCGGATAATACTCAGTACCAACATACACCTTATTTTTCAGAAATCTGCCAATCATCGAATGGGTTTTATCAATGCCCGCTTTCTTAGCGGCAGCTCTCATAGATCCACATTCCATGTATTCATGAAATAGTCTTTTCACTTTTTCTGCTTTGGTTTCGTCAATGACTGCTTTTCCGTCTTCAATGATGTATCCAAAGGGTGTATGTGTCATGCTCTCACCAACCTTTCCGTCAAATTCAGTCCGCATTTCAAATTAAAGGTTATCTCATCTCTTGAACGGGCTATAATCGTATCAACATATTCTAAAAACAATGTATCTTCAAACTCTTTGATTTCTGTTTTCTTTGATACAAGCCGCAGAAGTTTCTGTGCCTCATCCAAATGAGTAAGATCCCCGCTAATACTTTTTGAAAGAACTTCTTTTTCCTTTGCAAGCCTATCCGCTTCCAAAGTCAGTCTATTCTTTTCTGCATGAAAAATCTCCGGCTCTATATAATTGGAAGCCATCAGATTGGTAAGAACCATTATCTGCTCAGCGTTCTGTTCTATCTGTTCTTCTAAATCCAGCACCTGATGCAGCCTTCCTTTGTTATTCGTTCCTTTGAGTTCTGAAATAAATGGTTTCAGTACCTGTGTCTGTGCTGTCTGAAGCTTTCTGATCATTCTCAGAAACGCAAGCTTGATATCTTCATCACGAATAAACATCATAGAGCAAGCATTTTTATCTGTTATATGCATGCTGCATGTCCAAGACACATATTTTCCACTTGGCTTATAATGCTGTCTTCGCTTGAACTTCGCTCCACATTCCCCGCAGATAATCTTCCCAGAAAATGCATAAAGGTGTTGGTACTTTCCAATACCTGTTTCGATGCTTTTTTCCTTGCCTCGTTGCTCCATTACTGCTGCCGCCTTATCAAAAATTTCATGACTAATGATTGGCTCATGATGATTTTTGCAAAGGTACATATTCTTTTCCCCATAATTGTTGTGACGATTGAAATTTTCATCCGTGTAAGTCTTTTGAAAGATTACATCTCCGGTGTATTTTTCATTCTGCAGAATTCCTCGCACCGATGTTGAGCACCATTTTCCGCCCTTCTTACTTGGAATGCCTCTCTGATTAAGTTCTTTTGCTATTACATAAGTTCCCATTCCATTAATCGTCATGGTAAAAATATCTCGGACAATCTCTGCCTCATCCGGAACAATAACCATCTTCCCATCCTTGTTCTCATATCCATATGGAGGATAGCCGATAATAAATGTTCCTTCCTCATAGCGATGTTTAACAGACCATTTGCTGTTTTGAGAAATTGATCTTGACTCACTTTCCGCAATAGAGCTTAATATGGAGAGCATCAGTTCTGAACTCATGTGTTCCGTGTCGATATTTTCCTTTTCAAAGTACAAGTAGATATTCAGCTTTGCCAGCCTTCGTACCATCTCCAGACAATCCGCCGTGTTTCTTGAAAATCTGCTGATAGATTTTGTGATCACACGGTCGATTTTTCCATCTTCACAGTCTTTCAGAAGTGCAAGCAGTCCATCACGCTTTTCCACCTTAGTGCCACTGATGCCTTCATCATAATAAAGGCCTGCATATTCCCATTCAGGATTGGAACTTATAAAATTGTCATAATGCTCCTTCTGCGTTTCTAGGCTCAGCAGCTGCTCATCGGATTTGGTGGATACTCTGGCATAGGCAGCAACTCGTGTTTTCTTTTTCTCGGTAAAGTCTCTTGCCACTTCGATTTTTGTTATCCTTGCCATCGTCTCACCTCCTTGCTTTGGCAGTACTATATATCACTCTAAAGGGTGTATTTATCAAGTTATATATCCAACAAATCGCTATAAAACGGAGAGAAATTTTGAGCATTTAATTCCGATATTCTGTCATATTCATCAATGGATATAAGGCCCTGTTCAAGCAGATTTCTCGTTATCTTCTGTGCCATTTCATATTCAAAGTCTTTCTGCATAGCTTCCTTTGTCATCCTGCGCGGAGGAACTTTGACAGCAATAGGAACGTTCTTACTCACCTGCATCTTCTCTACCTCCAAATCGATCACTTACATAACATCTGTGGCAACAGTATTTACGATTGCTGTTTCCATAGGAAATGAATGTCTTCCCACAGTATTCACAAGTGCACTCATAATTTGCTTTCTTATCCACATCTTCAAGATGGCTATTCCACCATTTATTTCTGCAAATATCTGAACAGAACCTTTTCTGTTTTCTGCCAGGATTCTGACGAACTGGCTTACCACAGCATCTGCAGGCAGTTACCATCCCATCTTCCGGTCCGGCAGTCCCTGTTCTTACTCCGCCTAATCCGTTTCTTTTGCAGAATGTTTTGATGGTATTGATGGATACCGATAATGTATCTGCTACTTCCTTATAGCTCATGCCCTTTTCACGATATATTTGTACTAACTTTTTCTGATTTTCTGTCATCCTGACACCTCCAATTTCTGAGGTCATCACCTCTACCAGTGAAAGGACAACTAGTTCTGTTTTAAGTACCAAAGAGCAAAAAAATAATGCCCGTCAGAGAAATTCATCTCTAACGGGCATTGTCATTGCTTCCTTATTAAATTATTTCAAAAGTTCGTTCACTCTCTTCTGCACGGCATTATAGTTATATCCGGCCGCGGTTAATCTTTTCTTTCTGTCCGTGCCGTTTCCCCACTTGCCTTGAATAACTTCTCTGGCAACCTGATCAACCGATTTGGTACCGGAATTCTTCTTTTCACTCGGTGTATCTTTTTTCACGGCTGAAGTTCCGCTAAGATTTGCCGTTACCTTTTTAGCCAGATCACCTAGTCTTGAATAAAGCCAGTCACCAGGACAGGACTTATTGGCAAACCAACGATGTACCGTAAGAACCATCTCATCGGATTTCGGCTTGTAATTCAGTGCCTTCGACTTGCTTCCAAGCCACAGAAGTTTCTTCTTGCCATTGCGCTTGCAGATATCGGTGCAAAGCTTGATAAGAGACCCATACACTTTATTGTTCATGGCATAAGGATGTTTTGTATCCGATGCACATTCAATCGTCACAGCTCTCTGATCATTGGCATTGGAAGAAGAACACCAAGAGCGATTTTTCTCTTCCACATACATGCCAACTCTTCCATCTGGACCAATGCCATAGTTGCAGCTTGCCTGTCTGGATCTTGGTGCAAAGATGTTTCCTAAAGTTTCTACACTGCACTGACCTACTACGCAATGCGGTGTAATTCTGTCAATGGAATGTGTTCTCTTTCCGGAATGATTTGGACTGAGTCTTGTGTAAGATACCATTTTACTGTTTGTATAAGCCATATTATTTTTCCTCACTTTCTGCTCTACCTTGGAGCTACTCAAATAACGATTTGATTTTTTCTTTGTATCTGATGTAAAAAATAAAGTCCCGACAGGATTTCTCCCATCTGGACTTCAACTCGTCTTTATGTGTTTTCTATTAATTATCTGTAAAAAATAATGCCTCCCTCCATGCATCAACATATCCACTTTTATATGCAATTTCTATCATCCTTTCGGCATCACACTTTAAAAGTTTATTGTCTTCAAATCCTTCCAGAAGATAATCGATCTCTTGGGGAAAATCTCGCTTTGAAAAGAATTCTTCATTTCTTGTATTATGCTGTGGCTTTTCCATATTAACTTCTCCATTCTTCTAACAATTAACAATTTGCTGTATGTTACCATGCTATCTCCGTAGAATCAAGTTATACTGCAAATAAAAACTGGTTCAGTAAAGTTTCTTTTCAAAGACCAAATGAATCACAATATACTTATTTTGTTTTACTTCTTATACTAATCTTCATCCCCCACCTCCTGTTCTGCTCTGTCATGGAGCTGCTCTAACACTGCTTTGATTTTTACCGGAATAGGAAGTCCCAGATGTCCTGCATTCTCAAGAAGGCTTACTCCTTCATTTGAAATGTAGAAAAAGATAACTGCCGTTCTAAGTACGCTGCCTGTGCCAATCACCTGCATATCCAGAATGTTTGCAATCCCTACAAGCAGAAAAATAAAGACCTTTCTGCAGATGCCTTTAAAACCAACTGCACTGGATAGCTTCTTATCTGCAATGGCGCACATCACTCCCGTAATGTAGTCAGTGATGACAAATAAGAGCAGTGCAATAAGCAGACCATCACAGCCACCTAGAAAATATCCAAGCCATCCTCCGATTCCGGCAAATAAAAACTGAATCATGTTCCAAAATTCCTTCATTGATAAATCCTCCGTTTCTTAAAAATTTGTATAGAAAAAGCGACTGCTCAAATATAAGCAATCGCCTCATCTAGCAATAAGTATTAAGCCGTTCTTTTCCACATATAGCAGGTAACATACGGCTGAATGTTATTATGACGATTGGAAGCATTGGAAGCTGAGATCGAATGCGTGTGGGATGCACTTTGATTTCCAGTTTTCCAAGTTGAAGTTGCTCCTCCGGATGCAGTTCTTCGTACAAAAGCACCTCTTCCGCTTGGGTCTGAGCCACTTGCTGCTGCACCGCTGTCGGCATTATATGTAAGCGAATGCGTATGAGAGACACTCTGATTTCCTGTTTGCACTGCCTTTTGTCCACTCTCTGCCCCAGTCAAAAGATGCGTATACTCTCCGCCCGTTTGATTTGCTGCAGAAAAGTCCACGGACGTATTGTTGCTGTCGGTACCTGTTCCAACACCGACAGGCACTCTTCCTTCTCCCCAGGATACCCAAATTCCACCCATGATGTTTGTTGGATTTGCAGAACTGGTACTCATATAAATGCTGCCAATCGGGTACAAAAGATTCAGTAAAAGAGCAGGAAGTTTCCCCTTGGGGCAAAGCATATTCACCAGGTTGTTTTGAATCTGCTCCATCATATCTCGTACTTCCAATACCGTTCCATCATCCAGCACGCAGGATAGTTTCTTTCTAAAAACAGCATTGAAGTTGCAGTCCAGCGTATCTGCAAGAGTCGCTTTTTGTCCAAACGCAACACCTCTTCCCCCATGCAGAAAGTGCATAAGATACACCGCTGTTGAAACAAAGTCTGAATAGGTCATGGTATTAAACTCGTCCGATAATGTATAAAGAACATCATAACTGTACTCCGGATCCAGATCATTGTTTGCACATACATTGGAGCCAGGGTTTATCTGCACTTCATTTCCATAATTCTTAAGGTCTGTTCTCTTGTATTTTACAGTGAGAGTAAGTGCATTTTTCCCCAAGCAGGAAGAAACTACGGCAGAAGTCGTACTTAAGAAGTACGTTCCATCATTATCCGTTTCGCCCGATGCATTGCACCGTTCACTCTTTATACTGGATAATTTAGGAGAAGCATATGACACAACAGAAACAACGGCACTCTTGTTTACCGTCCTGTTTCTGCTGTCCGTCACTGTAATCATAATGCTCACTTCTCCGCTTTGTGAGATATGATCCATTTCCGGTAGTTCCGGATAATCTGTTGTCCGGATTCTGCTGTCTGCTGTCATTTTCACTTTTTTAATTTCCGAACCATATGCCCCTGCGCAGCTAATTGATTTCAGTTTCAGACCACTCTGCCCTTGTACATAAATTCCCCACGAAGAAGGAACAGCTGAATCATCCACATCTGAAAATGTTACGGACGAAATACTGGGAATTACAGTGTCCGGAACAGATACCGTTAAATTTGTAGTAAATGTCTTGTATACTTTTCCTCCAAACAAAACCTGTCCGGTAATGCTTGCAGCACCAATGATATCATCCGGTACTGCATTACACCAACTGATAGGGATTGCATAAGAAATCAATGATGCGGAGGAACTTATCGTGTTGCTGTATGATCCTAATTTAAAGGTTGCCTTATAGGCTGCATCCGAAGATGTGCAGTCAAATTTCACCGAAGATGCTGTGCTTCCATTCATCAAGCCGCCAGAAGCACGGATTCCGTCCCCGGCTTTTTCAATCTCATAAAACGAAAACACTTCTTCATATAGCTCCGATCCATCTACAGTGATCTTCAGCGTGAAAAACGGTTTGCTGATCGATAATGTCGAACTGGTCATCTTTGTATACTTCTTAGATCCCATAAAATCTTCGCTCTTATTGACGGTCCATGTTGGACTCTGTTTTGCTCCATCCACATAGATTGCCACTCCATTCTTTGAATCCGCACCATATATTGCGGTCGATGCCTGAAACACAATCGACAGCTTCGTTGTGGCTCCGCTTACCGAGCCATTCGCCGTAAGATAATACAGCGACTTTGTCAGTTTTCTAGTTGTTAAACTCATAGGCTAGTCTCCTTTCTACACATTTCTCCATTTGATTCCCATTCCCTGAGGTGTGGAAATAAAATCAAAATATCCGCCATCCGATGCAGCTCCCACACTCAATTTGTCCATTGCTTCGATTGCATTGATATGCATCTTGTTATACTGAATATAGGCAACCTCCATACCATTCTGCTGAAAGCTCATCTTTTCATTATCGATAACAATCGAATACGGTGATTCATCTCCGGCATTTTGCTTTCCAATGCTTAAACCCTTTTCTGTGAACCGAAGATAAATGCTTGTTTCCAATTTATAATTTTCAAGATCCTGCTCCTGCTTATCTACAGCATCACGAACGGATGAAATGGTGATCTGCATTCCACTTGCATTCTGCTCCACATCCGTTACTCTTCGTTCCAATTCTTCTACTGTTGAGCCATCCACCTTTGTCTTAACCATTTCTACGGTGCTGTTTATCTGATCCGATGTTTTCATGATTTCGGCAGATGTCTGACTGACTTCCTTTGTCAAAACATCTGCCGCATTTTTTAATTCATCGATACTCTCTTCATATCCTGTGAAATTTTGAAAAGTATGTTGGCAGCACGTTAGTAATGTCATAGTGCATCACCTCCCGTATCAGCTGGACACATCACACTGAAGCGTCATAATACTGTCAATGTCTGCTGCGGATAAATAAATAACCTTGCCCTCCTTATTAAAAGTCATTTCTTTTCCGTCTTTATCCTGTGCATACCATGTATAAGTAAGGCTTTGTTTTTCCGAAGCACTGATCCATGAAGTTCCGTTATATTTCATCAAGGTCACACTTTTTTCTGTGTGATCAATCTTATACCAGAAATCTCCGGACTTTGGTGCAGAAGGTGTGGTTTCACTAATACTTCCAAGAAGTGAATCTACTTCCTTCTGATTGGTTCTTACAATTACATAAGGAACTACACCACCTAAATTATTCTTCACCGTATATCCGCCAATGGACAGCATTTCTGAAACATACGGATCCGACTTATCTTCCACCGTGATAACATCCACATAATTCTTTCCACCATAGGTCATGGTGCATCGGTAAGACTGAATATTTATAATATCCGAGCCGGATACTGTAAGCGTTTCGGATGTTGCCCCGCTGATATTTGTCCATGATCCGCCGGAATATTTTGCCCACTGATATGCTGCTGATGTGATCGTTGTGGAACCTGCATAGGCGGATGTTGCAAGCTGAATAGTCCCAGATTGATTCTGTACGATGGTTCCATTTGGTGCATAAACAGAAAATACTACTGCCGATACACCGTTGCTTCCTGCCTTGGATTTTGTCCAGGTAAAAACCTTTGTAACCGGCTTTCCGGAAATCGTAAATGTCAGCGTGATATTGCCTGTTAATGTTGCATCTGCTCCAAGATTTGAAGATGCTGCTACAGAAAGTTCCAGCTTTCCTGCTGCACTGGATGTTGCAGCTGTATTCGTTTTTACTGTAATTCCTGTTGGCAGTGTTCCCACCGCACAAGTGCAAGCCGTCTGCGTAATACCTACATATCCGGTAAAAGGAATTGTAATGGTGCTTGCAGCAGATGTCTTTCCTCCTGAAGTACAGGCAATCGTCTGGGTTTCATTCCCAAGAACCACAGAAAGTCCTCCTGTTCCGGCAGATCCCGGATTCCCCTTTTCTCCTTTCGCACCATCAAAGATTTTTGTAATCGTGATGGTATCAAATACATCACTCTCCGAAGTCGTCACTCTGATCTGAGACACATTATTTACGAAGATATTATGAGCAGATTTTACCACCAGTGTGCCTCCGGTAATGGAAGTATTATCAGAAGTAGTAGGATAATCTGTCCATGAACCGCTGCTGTTTTTATACTGCCATTTGCTAATGGTCACTCCCTGTACCTGTGCCGTCAGTGCTGCCTGAGAGGCACCCACCAAAGTCTGGGAAGTATCATACTTAAAGACATAGGTATCACTGCTTACTGTACACAGCTTTGCATTAGCTGCATTCTTCACCAAGGTATAGGTAATATCCGCAGTGATATTGATTGTATTCTTGGTTTCAGAATCATAGTAACTGATATAGCAGATGTAGGTGATCATGCCGGAAGCAGCTGCCGCCAGCTTATTCTGATTGACCGTAAGCACTCCGCTTTTTACAGTTTCACCAGAAGTCAGTGCGGTTTCCGATGCCACACCGTCTTTTCTTTTCCATGCAATCGTCACTCCTGTTTCAGTCGGAGACACATTGGTCTGATCCAGGAACAGCACAGGTGTCAATACCAGGTTTGTACTATCCCAGCTTGGTGCATAGGTATGTGGCAGTACGTTGGGATCTTCACTCTGGGTCTTTGGAAGATTGGATGTGATATATGCCGATAATTTTCGCTGATCCGTGATGTCCACAAATGTCTGCTGACTGGATGTTAAAATCGTAGCCATTTAAATTCCTCCTTAAAGTTTTATTTCACAATAAAAGGACGCATTGTCTAACACGTCCTCTGTCGTAATCGTTATTTGTTTCATGCCGATGTGGTTCTTATCCCACTCTTTATCTGCTTCTTCATCCGAAGAGTTTCGATGCCATATAAAGCAGCTTGCATCTAAAGTATCGGTAATTTCCTTATCCCAGGAATACACCTTGCAGTACATGGTGCTTTTCTGACCTTTATTCTTAAAAATACTGACTCCATCTACAATCAATTCCGTCCGATACATTTTCTGTGAATTGATCGTATCAAGATCTCCGGTAATCTTCTCGATTTTCGTGGTCTGGCCGAAAATATCATCTTCCAAAGAGGAAATGCTGCTGCCTTGTTTGGCGGATGCCGATGTAAGCGTTACATTTGTTGCTCCTATCGTGATGGTGTTTCCGGCAGGATTTAAATAGTCTCTTTTTCTTCCAAGCACAAGATATCTTCCATCAATCCCGTGTGGTTTTGAATAACAGTCCACATACATCCTGGATGTAATATCATCAATTGTACTGTCACTGTCTGATTCATCTAAGATTGTCAGTTCCATACTTGTGATACCTTTTGCCAGTTCCTTCACTCTTGCTTTTGCTTTTCTCAAAAGGTTTAACGGCTTGGTGACATCCTCCCATATTTCAGTTGCCCCTATCCATCCGATTTCCTTGACGGCATCCTCATCCGTGACATAATTCAGTCCATGATTTACTTCTGTAATATCAATTCGTTCATCCAGTTCTGTTACGTTTCCATCTTCATCTTCTTCGGTCTTTTTCGCACCGAATGGAATCAAGGCTGTCACTCTTTCGGTATGGTCCTTGGTTATTTTTACATCTAGAAGATTTTTCCCGAATTCCACTTTTTGCAGGCTTCTTTCATCGAAATCTTTGAGATAATCCAAAACCCTCTTTGAACCAATATAGCGAACCCGAAGATATCCTCCGTGCGTATCAATTAGCTTATTTTTTATGGCATCCATCGTCACAGAATAATCCGAGTTACTGTAAGCAATATAATCGTTATCGTCTGTAACCGTAATTCTGCCGATTTCAAACTGCTTCTGTTCTTCTACCGATTGATTATGTACATTTACAAATTGCTCAAATAATCCTCTTAATGTCCCCTTATATTCAAAGGGTGGCTGCATGGTATCTTTCAGATAAGCCAAACAGGATTCACAGGTCCAAGTATGGGTGTTGTAAAAATCGGATCCATCATCCAGCACTCTTCCTTCAAATACCACTTCATCATCCCTTCTACACTGAATTACTGATGCCATTGGCCGAATAAAGTCGATGTAGGGATGATTATATGGTGCAGACAAGGTAAAGCTGTCGATGTTTTCTGCGTCCTCACTTACGGTTGCCTCTGTAATAGCAAGCTTCGATAAATGTGGATGGTAAAAAATCTGACCATCCACATATACTCTAAAGATACTCATAGGCATCCCTCCCGGTAACGGAAAGTAGTACTTCCATCACTCTCGATTTTGATGCTGTTATCTCCAAAGCTAAGCTGCAGCTCTGGAATTTCCCATGTGCCACTGCTCAGTGTTCTGCGGAAAGTATCTGTTCCAATTTTCCAAGACATCGTGGTTTCCGCAGTCGTTATAACCGTAGGAACTACCGGCATATAATCACTTACAAGCACTGCCGTTCCACTTCCGGTAAAAACAACCTGTGTCTCTTCCACATGATACCTGTAGGAATCTGCATCACTGCTTTCCATAACAAGCTGACCCTTTCCGGTAAGTGGATCATAGGAAGAACTCATCTCGATTGTTCCAAGAACATATAAATTAGGTTCTTCACTGCAGATGATTTGACACAGCCTTCCGGCATATCGATTGCTCACCTTGGAAACCAGTTCATCAAACCTTACTCTTGTTCCCAGCATGGAAAACGTCAATGTAAATGCTCTCGGTTCAAAAGATATACGGCCAAGCGCCTCGTTAAACCGTACCGGAGAATTTCGTCCCGGCACGGTAACGGTTTCTGCCTGGGACTTCGGTATAGGAAAATCAACGGTTTCTCTTATCCATCCAAGCTTAAGCATGGAAGTGTCGTTGATCAAAATGTCTGGTATCATAGTGCAAGCCTCCTTGTTATTTTCTGCTGTTTTCCAAGGCCATTATCGATTGCCGGAAGTAGATGTCCCACCAGTGTTCCATCCTCCAAATAGATTCCCTTCGAACTATTGTCCGCAATAACAGCTAGGTACTTTTCCATACCGCTCATATCCAGCTTGCTGTCAATCATCGCTTCCAGCTGCTTATAGAAAGCAGAAAGCGGCAAGATGGCCTCTGCACCCGACTCTCCTCCTACCATCAATGAAGATCCATTCATACCAAATGCGGTAGGCTTGGTCATGATACCTCCATCCTTATACCAATCGATAGAAAGGTGCGGAACAGATGGCGGTGCAATGGAAAGACTGCCCGTTACTCTAAAGTGCGGGAGTTTGATATGAGGGAGTGAAATCTTCATGCCAGAGAAAAATCCCTTGATGGCATCGACCACGCCTTTGACCTTATTCTTTGCCGCCTCAATTGGTGTAATGATCGCAGACTTTATTCCGTTCCAGACCGAAGTTGCGGTACTCTTGATGCTGTTAAATACAGAAGATACCGTACTCTTCACCGCATTGAATACCGTACTGACGGTGTTCTTGATAGCATTCACCGGAGTGGTAACGGCCGTCTTTACCCCATTCCACACAGTAGCAGCTGTGTTTTTAATGGCATTAAATACTGTAGTTACAACGTTTTTGATAGCGTTCACCACTGTTGTTACTACATTTTTTATTGCATTCCAGACCGTAGTAAATACCGTTTTAATGCCATTCATCACTATGCTGATAACAGAGAAAACGGCATTAATAACAGTAGTCACCTTTTCTTTTATCGCATTCCAGACGGTAATAATAACGCTCTTGCAGTTTTCCCAAATAAATCGAAATGGCACTGTGATGATGTCAAATGCGGCCTGAAAGAAAGAGGCAATGAACATCACGGCGGTTGTGACAACATTCTTGATACCTTCCCAGATTCCTGAAAAGAAAGAAGCAATGCCATTCCACAGATTCACAAAGAAACTCTTGATACCAGACCAAGCCTCATTCCAACTTGTACCGAACCATCCAAGTACCACATTTGCCACATTTTTTATCACATTCATGTAGTTCGTAAATGTGTTCTTAATGAAATTCCAAACCGAACTGAAAATGCCCTTGACGCCTTCCCATACCTGAGACCAGTTTCCAGTGAAGATACCGATAAATACATCAAGTATCCCCGTGATAACTCCAAGTGCTCCCTCCAGAATATTGGCAATCTGCGTAAATACTCCTTCAAATACCGGAGCAAGAAACTCACACAATGCATTCCAAATGGCAGATACCACATCTTTGAAGTTCTGAAAATCGAAGCCTAATGCATTCAGCCTGTCTGTAATACCTTGTGCAAAGCCGCTGAAAATTTCTTTGATCCGATTCCAAATCGCAATAATGTTGTCTCTAAATTTTTTGTTCGTGTTCCACAAATGAACAAATGCGGCTACTAAAGCTCCGATAACTGCCACCACTGCGACAACTGGAGCGGAAATGCCACCAATGGCAGCACCTACCTTTCCCATTACACCGGACACTCCTCCTGCATTCGCAACAAGACTTGTGATCTTCAGACCGAGCTTACTGAATGTCTGCATAGCCACACCCACTTTGGATATGACCGTGCCAAGGATCACAAGGAATGGACCTAAAGCCGCAACAAAAAGTCCGACCTTTACAATGACCTGTCTTGTACCTTCATCAAGGTTATTCAGCCAATCTACAAAGGACTGGATCTTTGAAACAATATTTTTTACCATCAGCATCAGTGTTTCACCAATGGAAATAGCGAATCCCTCCACGGCAGATTTCAAAATGGTAAGCTGTCCCTTTAAGTTATCTAGCTGAGTATCCGCCATCTGCTGTGCTGCCCCACCACTGTTTTCAATTGCTGTCTGAAGATCCGTCCAGGTATCTCCGGTATTGGCAAGCAGTGCATTCACCGATGCAAGGTCTGTCTTATTGAAAATGGTTGCTATGATGTTCGCCTTTTCCGCAGATGTCATACCGTCCATTGATTTATTCAGGTCACCCAAAATATCATTTAGTGAACGCATATTGCCTTCGGAGTCATAAGTCTGAACACCTAGCTTTTCCATTGTTTTGGCTGCACCATCTGTTGGGTTTTGCAAAGACAGAATAACATTTCGAAGATGCGTACCGCCTACCGCACCTTTGATACCGTTGTTAGCTAAGATACCAAGAGCTGTATTCAGTTCGGCAGTGCCACCTTTAACACTCTTTGCGGTTGCACCGATAGTAAGGATACCTTCGCCAAGCTGACCTACCGATGTGTTTGTACTGGATGCGGTTTTTGCCATCTGATCCACCATCTTATCGGCATCCTTGGTTTTTAGTCCAAGTGCAGACATGGCATCCGTTACCATGTCGGATGCAGAAGCCAAATCGATATTGCCTGCGGCCGCTAAGTTCAGAACGGTTGGCAGGGTATCGCACATTTCCTGCGTATCATATCCGGCAAGAGCAAGGTAATTAAGAGCCTCCGCACATTCACTTGCAGAATAGGCGGTCTTGGCACCCATTGTCTTTGCTAGGTCAGATAAGGTATCCATTGTATTAACAGACTGACCATTCACCTTGGACATGGAATTCTTTGTAATTCCCATTGTTGCCTGTACCTGGCTCATGGAAGATTCAAAGTCTGCCGCTGTCTTTACAGCAGCACCGCCCATCGCCGTAACGGCTGCCGATGCAACAGACACTTTCTTTCCCGCATTTGCAATGCTGTCTCCGGCGTTTTCTAATTTTCCACCAACCTCACCGATCTTTGTCAGTGTCTGATTGGTCTTAGATGCCTGAGATTCAAGTCTTTTAAGTTCGGCTTCTGTTGCAGCGATCTCTCTTTGAAGTGCATCATACTGCTCCTGAGTAATCTCACCCTTTTGCAGCTGCTCATTTGCCTGCTGTGCTGCTGTCTTTAAGGTGGTCAGTTTCTCTTTTGTTTCTCCAATTGCCTGCGTTAACAGTTTCTGTTTCTGAGCAAGCAGATTTGTATTGGTCGGATCCAGTTTTAGAAGTCGTTCTACATCCTTTAATGCAGACTGCGTGTTCTTAATCTGTCCGTTGACTCCTTTTAGAGCCGTCTGCAGCTTGGTAGTATCACCGCCAATTTCGACAGTAATACCTTTGATTCTGTTTGCCATTGGCGTCTACCTCCTTCAAAAATTGCATAATAAAAGCCCGGATTCCTCCGAGCATAATAGTTAGAACTTATCAAAATCCTCCTGCGTAGCTAAGCTGTCATATTTCACGGAGTCATTTGCTTTCTCTGTCCAGATATCCATCACCATCCCAATAGTCAGATAATCAAGGTCTGTTATCGAAATGCCAATTTCAAGACATCTTAGCAGAAACAGAGGGGTTGTCATCTCCCTGCTACTGCGTTTAAGTTTTTTTTAGAATCAATATCTGTAATTAGGTTTGTCCCCCACAAAGCAAGGATCTCCGGCAGCACTTCATAGATAGAAAACATCTCAAACTGATCAAGCCAGTCATCAATATTATCCGGAATCGTATGATCTGCATGATAGGCCATGATGTAGGCAACATTCTCAAAGATTTCAAGATCATCGATTGCGAACTCTTCCCCTTCTTCTTTACTGCCTTTATATGAACTTTCGAGTTTTGCTAAATCCTTAAAAATGTCTCTTTTGAACTTTGCACGGTATAGTCTTGGCACTGTCGCTGAAGAACGAAATGCCACTTCTTTATCACCGATTTTAATTACTTTCTTCAGCATGATTATTTACCTCCGTTTGCAGCTTGCGTTGCCTTTGCAACAGGAACATATACTGCTTTATACCAATCGTTGTAGGTTGCATCCGTAGTGGTATCTCCGGTTCTTGATTTAACAAGACCATCTTCTCTTGGATCTGCTGTAAGAGATAATGTTTCTGTTCCCGGTTCAATCGTGTCCTCTTTCGTTTCAGACTCAATAGAAGGACGAGATGCCGAGCAGTTATACAGAACGTGACGGATACACTTCACATCTCCGTCAAACTCAAACAGAAGTGCAAACTTCTCCGTTTCTGTAATATTTGAGTTCTCCACGAGAACACCGTTTTTATCCAGTTCTTCTTTCAAAATATCTGTTCTGAACCATTCCGGAATAAGGGCGATTTCCAAATCACCGCTGTATCCGTTATTGGATACCGAACGGAAATATACAATACCGTCTGCATAGAACGGCGAGGAATCCCCCTCTGCATCCAAGCTGATGCTTACCGCACCAGGAATTGCCTTTGGTGTTTCGTATGCATAATTTCCGTCTTCACCCTTTGTCAGCTTTGCAGCATGAACATTTTTAAGGTTGTATTTTACTTTATTCGCCATAGCTTTATGCCTCCATTTCAAATGAATATAGGACTTCGTACATCTTTTCACTTTCAATCCATGTTTCCAAACGGTCATAAAAAATACCGTACTTATCCAGCACGGATTCTACCTTACCTTCTACCGACAAGTCCTTGAAATCGGTATAAAGTTCAATATGAATTTCATTTATCTTTTGATATGCTTTTCCATCCGCCGAGAAATTATCTGTTCCTGGAATGAGGTAGCAGATAAATGGCGGATCTGGACTTTCACCCTCTGCAAAGTGGTCATAAGCAAAAGGAATGTCCATCTCCTTAAGCATCTGCAATATTTTATCCATCAGTGTCCTCCCAGTGCTTTTTCAATTTCTGTTTCCAGTGTTTCGATTGCGTTTTCTTCTGCCTGTGCAATGTGTGGTCTTGCTGCCACTCTTCCGCCTCCACGCTTCGCATGACCATGCTCCAGAAGGTGTGCAAGCTGATATCTGTTCTTAGAATGAACTGTCACCTCAAGACAGTTTGATGTTTCCTTCATTTTCTTCACCGACCAGCTTTTCGCATAAGCGCCTGTATCCTTTGGAGCATTTTCAGATATCTCTTTTCTTACCGTATTTCCAGCCTTTTGGACAGCTTTTTTTACATCATCCGAAGCAAGGTCAGCATATTCCTTTAACCCTTCCATGATCTCATTTGCAAGGTTATCTATCTTTGTTGCCATTACTTCTTCCTCTCTTTTTCACATTTCAGTTTCAGACATTTCTTCTTGTAATTCATATGGTCAATGGATACAAGATTGTAGGTTATCCCCTCAAAGATTATCCTGGATTTTGTTACATCAAGATCTGCTAATTTTCTGCACCATCTGACCGTAAAAGAAATATCCGAATCATCTACAATAAGACCTGCCACACTCTTTTCAGAACCACCCTCACCACTGACGGTGGCATAGCATTGATAGAAGTCTTTCCATACACTTTTGTGATTGCCAATGGCGTCAACTATCACTTCATTTTTCTGAATTGTGATCTTCACATTTAAAAGTGCTATATCCATCAGAACACACTCCTTCTTACACCTTCAAGCAGTGAGCGAAGGGAAATGGTAAGCTGATGGTGGTCCGCATCTTCTCTGTGTTCATACAAATATGCCACTGCATACATAACTGCTATCTTGGATGATGGGATTTCTTCCAGTTCATCCGCTGACAGTCTGGCTATATCTGCACAAAGGTTCTCTCCTGTTGTAATGAAATTTTTGATTAAATCATCATCGTCATCAAAGTCCACACGGAGATACCCTTCATCTCATCAAGACCTACGATCATATACTTCACCACCTCTTAAAAGAATGTGACACCTTATGACTGAAATTAATGGTCATAAAGTGTCACTGTTATTTGTTTTTAGGCTTTGCCAGCAGATGCGGTATCTTCCTTAAGCTTAAGTACTTTCACTGCTTCCGGAAGTACCAGTTTTCCATCCACTCTCTCCTTTGCAAGGAAACCGATCATTCCGTTGCCTGCAAAAAGCTCACGGAGTTCTCCGAATGAACGAGAACCACGGTCACCGATGTTGTAGTAGCTGTAATCACCAAAGGCGATTGCATTGGTCGGTGCAAAAGAAGAAGTATGAACGGTATAACCAAGTACTCTGTCCGGTTCTCCTTCCTTGTAAGAAGGCTGCCAGATATATGCTCCGTTGTTATCCTTCAGCTTTCTAAGAGATGCCAGTGTGGAATCATTCATAATGAAAGATGCACTCTTACGATATGGTCTTTTAAGTCCATATACCAAATCAATAAGGTCATCGGATTTGATAGCTGCTGTAAGAGTTCCTGCGATTTGACCGCCCTTGGTCTTATCAAAAATTCCAGTAGGCTTGCCCTTGCCGTCACCGTTAAGGAATGCATCCTCTTCGGCATTTGCCAGTGCCTTACCAAACTGAGTAATAATGTAGTTCTCAAGACCGAAAGCATTATCATAAAGAAGCTCTTCTGTAACCTTGATCGCTACGTGAAGCTTGTATGCATCCAGATAAATCTGGTCAAAAGTTGCATCACCGAAAGTTAAGGCTCCTCCTTCCTCGATCCATGCAGCCGCAGGTTTTGTTGCCGCAATATTGATCTTATGCTGTCCGGCAGTGGTAATCGTAGTAGCAAGGCCACGCATGATGTTCTCTTCATCAAGCACATCAATCAGTCTTCGGTCATACTCTTCCGGCACAAGGTAACCGCCGTCAGCATCCACACCTTCCTGAAGTACATTGCTTACATTACGGAAATTAGTACGCATTGCAGAGATCATTGCATCTCGATATTCGTCAGAGGCACGGCCTGTTTTTTCCTTTTCCTTTCCACTCATAAACGGCTTACCTGTGATTGGTGAATTAACAGGCTTTGAAAGTTCAGCCTCTCTTCGCTCTGCTCTAGTCTGACGTTCAATTGATGTTGTCAGATCCTCGATTTCCTTTTCCATTTTGTTATAGGTCTCGGTATCCTCTGCGGAAAGCACACCGTTTTTATCCTCGTGAGTTTCTACAAAGTTCTTTGCAGTTTCCCACACCTTTGCTCTCTTCTCAATCAATTCTTTAATAGTCATAGTAGAATTCCTCCTTAAATGAATTTTTTAATAAAGTTCAGTCGCTCCTTGATCTCTTTTGCCGGAGTGCCATTATTCGCAGGTGCAGGAATTTCTGCCTGCTTTGTTACGGTTGGTTTTGGCTGACTGTAGTGTTTTTCCAATTTATTCATAAGAGCGTTATTTACCGCTTTGCGTGAAAAAAGCATCGAATCCGTTGTTTTCTTTTCCTTCTCTTCGGTGCTTTCATCATCTTCGTCCTCTTCTTTAGGCTCTGTATTCGGTTTTGTTTCTGCTCTTGTAATAATGTCATCCGCAAATCCAAGTTCTACGGCCTTGTTTGCATCCATCCAAGTTTCTGCATCCATAAGGTGAGAAATCTTGGCTCTGCTCATACCTGTCTTAATTTCATAGGCATTGATGATGGATTCTTTCACTTCTGCAAGCATATCGATTGCCTTCTGCATTTCTGCATGATCACCAAATGCTACAGTTGCAGGGTTATGGATCATCATCATGGAAACCGGTGACATCATTACTGTGTTTCCTGACATTGCAATGACCGATGCTGCTGATGCTGCAATGCCATCGATCTTCACAGTGACATTTCCTTTGTACTGCGAAAGCATATTGTAAATCTGTGCCGCAGCCACACAGTCACCACCCGGAGAATTGATCCATACGGTAATATCTCCACTTCCGGCATTTAACTCATCCTTAAAAAGCTGTGGTGTTACATCATCGTCAAACCAGCTTTCCTCGGCAATGGTGCCGTGTAACTCAAGGATTCGTTCTGCGACTTCCTCGTTTTCCTGGTTTAGAGTCTTTCGGCTCTTCCAGTTCCAGAATTTCTTGTTCTTCATCTGTTTTCTCCTCTCCGTTTGATGTATTTGGACTTGCAGCAAAGATGCCTGCATCGGAAAGTTTGGTCATATTGCCATTGATAAGATAAAGGTCCCCGCCAAGTTCAGCAGGGATCCTATCAAGGTTCTCAAGCTCCCTTATATCATTGGCAGACATCCATCCATTCTGTCTTGCAGTGGCATATCCATTCATGCGGCTTTGATAATCACCACGAAGCAGTCCGTCCACATTAAACTTAATAAAATATTTTTTCTTTTCTTCCTCGGACAGCAGGGAACGAATCATATTCTGTTCCCATCTTGATACCCAAGGGTCCAGAGTATATTTCACAAACTCCAGCGACTGCTGTTCAATATTAGAAAAGCTCGACTTCTCAAGGTCACCTACCATGTGGGGAGGGACTCTGAAAATTCGAGCAATCTCATCGATTTGAAATTTTCTTGTTTCTAGAAACTGTGCTTCATTGGGAGAAATGGAAATCGGTGTGTACTTCATTCCTTCTTCCAAAACAGCCACCTTATGTGAATTTGCACTTCCGCCAAATGTCTGTGACCAGCTGTCCCTTAATTTTGACGGATCTTTCAGTGTTCCAGGATGTTCAAGGACTCCACTTGGAGCAGCACCATTGGCATAGAACTTACTGCCATATTCCTCGGCTGCAATTGCAAGTCCGATTGCATTCTTAGCCATCGCAATGGGTGAATACCCTACCAGTCCGTCAAAGCCAAGTCCTGGAATATGCATCACCTCATCGGGTTTTAGTCTTACGATCGCACCTTTATTGGTAGGTGCATCATCGGAACTTACCTGATACTCATAATACAGGTGTCCCTGCTCATCCCTGTCCACTTTCATTCTGTCCGGCATCAAAGGATACAGTGCTACCACCTCCCCTTTGCCGTTTCTGATGATCTGTGCATAGGCATTCCCCCACAGTAACAGATGTGTCATCAGTGTTTCCCGAAACACAAAACTTGTCATTTCAGGATTTGGCTCATCATGAAGCAGTGTATACAGCCTATGCTCTATTGCTTTTTCCTTACTGCCATTTTCATCATATTTGTATAGATGTAACGGCAAGCTTGCGATTGCCTCCGACAGAATACGAACACAGCTATATACTGCTGTCATCTGCATGGCAGAACGTTCATTGACTCTTTTTCCGGATGTAGATCCGCCCATAAAAAAGCTATATGCACTTCCTGCGGTTCTGTTTGTAGGGGCATCTCTTGTCCTAAATAAACCTTTTAGAATTCCCATTCTGATTACCTTTCTCCTGTTTAAAGCATAATAAAAGAGCCGATTTCTCGACTCTTAGATACACATGTAATATTGGGGAATAAACTCATAAGTTTGCAACCACATTTGTTCCCCAATAAGAATATTCTTTACAATCAAACTAACGACAGATATTTCGTCACCACGTATTTTCATTCATAACTTATAAATTTTTAATACATGCTAATATATTAATAATTCTGTTTTTCAAACTCAAACACAATATCTCCCATTGTCCAAATAGTTATAATTCCAGAAACAGGCTCACATTCATCCTTCCAAATTAGACCTTCTAACGTTGTACTGTATCCTCCATAGGTCTCTGTAAGAATTTCAAACTCTGCTCCCTCATAATTTTCACTGAATTCCTTTATTCCACATCGAATTCCTGCAAATTTACCTTTTCCAATTTGTCTATCAAAAATTATAATATTGCATTCCTCGAAATCGATATCTTTAAATATCATTTTGGCAGGATAGTATTCTTCCGAATCGTTGCTGTATTCATATACATTATCTAAATTAAATATCAATTCATCGCTGTTCGTTTCTATTTTCACTATTCTACTATCATGCAAGCTAAAAGGTATATTATTTGTTTCTGTTCTTCTCAGTTCCATATGACATCCTTCTTTCATTATTATGACTTAAATTGCCACTAATACTGCTGGTAAAACTTCAGGAGCAAAAAAAGCTACTCCTACGATAGCAACAAAGATTCCAGCCGCAATAATCAGATCTTTTGCCTTTTTTAAATTAAGATGTTTCTTATTGATTTCGGCTTTCGCTTTCTTCATTTTTTTCAAGTCACTCTTCCCTTTTTTATAGTCCTTAGAATTTCTTACTTTATCTTTTACCTTCTTAGGAACCTTTTTCAGCGTTTTTCCATGACTCGATGTTCCATCAACACATTCTGCGCCAACCTGCTTGCCATTTTTATATACATGAACATGCGGTTTGGCATCTCCAGCGGATGGCTTATCCACTCGATATGACCAAGTTTTATTAATTTCATGAGTCTCTCCATAGCCATATGTTGCTACAGCGCCCTGGCTATATTCAATGTATTTAGTATCAGAATATGAGCCAGTATCAATTCCTTTTTTATCAAGTTCAACTTCAAGTTTTCGGATTGTATCATCTTTTGCCTCACCATACCTACTTCGTTCTGATATCGCGAGCTTTACAAGATTTGAAATTTTTTCATTGCTATCAGTTTCTGCAAAACTGTTTACCTGAATAAACGGAAAAACAAGTGCAACAAATAATATCATTGCTATCATTCTGCAAATTGTTTTGTTTTTTCTTAAATTCTCCATAACACACTCAATTTCAGTGATTATAAATTGTTTAAGCAATACCTTATTTCCGATCATGTTATTATACTTTGACATAGATGTCAAGTTGCGATGTCGTTTTATTGTTCGTTATCAATATTACTTATTTCTAACTCTCTTAGTTTTCGGATTTAAAATACCAAAAGTCCTCGTGTGTCATAGACCGACTCCGTCATTTCATTGCCACCCCGAATGGCTCTATCCAGTGCCATGATCGTTGCAATGGCACCATCAATTTTCTCTGTTGATTTTTCTTTATCTGCTTTAATGTTTCCTGCCGGATCCGTACGAATAAAGATGTTATCCATATTCCACCTTAAAACCGGATGTCCTCCGTGTGCTATCTTCTTTTCCAGCACCAATTTCATCAGCTCTTTGGTAGGCGGACTCATGTCCTTAAATCCTTGTCCGAACGGAACAACGGTAAATCCCATGCCCTCAAGGTTCTGCACCATCTGGACTGCTCCCCAACGGTCAAAAGCAATTTCTCGGATATTGAAACGCTCACCAAGGCTTTCAATAAATTTCTCGATAAAGCCGTAATGGACTACATTGCCCTCCGTGGTCTGCAGATACCCTTTTCTCTCCCACAGGTCATAAGGCACATGATCTCGTCTGACCCTTAAGTCTAATGTATCTTCTGGCACCCAGAAATACGGCAAAATGATATATTTATCTTCTTCATCAAGCGGAGGAAATACCAAAACAAATGCCGTAATATCTGTTGTAGATGAAAGGTCCAAACCTCCATAGCAGATGCGTCCTTCCAGTTCATCTTCATCAACCTTAAAGTTACAGGCATCCCACTTATCCATTGGCATCCATCGTACCGATTGTTTGACCCATTGGTTCAGTCTCAGCTGTCTGAAGGAGTTCTCTTCTCCTGGATTCTGCTTTGCAGAGTCACAGGCGGCTTTTACCTTTTCCATAGCAACCGTAATGCCAAGGGAAGGATTTGCCTTCTGCCACACTTTAGGATCTGTCCAATCTTCCGATTCATCTGCACCATAGATAACGGAGTAAAATGTCGGGTCTACTTTTCTTCCTGCCTGAATATCCAGTGCCTTCTGATGTATCTCATAGCAGATCGAGTTGGTATCATTTCCGGCTGTGGTGATCAGAAAGTACAGTGGCTGCATTCTTGCATCACCACTTCCTTGTGTCATTACATCATAGAGTTTTCGGTTCAACTGAGTATGAAGCTCATCAAAGATTACTCCGTGTGTATTAAATCCATGCTTATTAGCAACATCCGCTGATAGAACTTGATAAAAGCTGTTGGTTGGCTTATATATCAGCTTCTTTTGCGACTCCAAAATTTTGACTCTTTTCAGTAGTGCCGGAGAAAACTTCACCATATCCACGGCCACATCAAATACGATCTTGGCCTGGTTTCTGTCTGCTGCACATCCGTACACTTCGGCTCTTTCTTCGCCATCACCACATAAAAGAAGAAGTGCTACGGCAGCTGCAAGTTCTGATTTTCCCTGTTTCTTCGGGATCTCGATATATGCCGTGTTGAACTGTCTGTATCCGTTAGGTTTTAACACGCCAAATAAATCTCTTATGATCTGTTCCTGCCAATCAATCAGCTCAAATTTCTTTCCCGCCCATGTTCCTTTGGTATGGCACAGCTCCTCAATAAAGCTGACAGCAAAATCCGCCATCGTTTCATCGTAATGCGAGGTATCCGCCATGAACTTGGTAGGCTTATAATCTTCTAATTTTCGCAAGCTGCATCACCTCCAAAATTGCATAAAAATAAGCCGCATCACTGCGACTGTCCAATATATATCGTAGAACGAGGAACACACCCTTGCGGGCGGTTCTTCTGAAACTTTCTGTTTTAGTTATATTCCTTCATCAAAATGGCAAGTGCCATCTCGGTTTCTTGGTCGGCCGGAGGAATATCCAATCCTCTGTCATAGTTATAGGCTATCTCACCGTCTCGCTTTAACATCAGCTTGGAAATCCTGCCGCCGTCCATACCGTAATCTTCGCTCGGCTCTTCGAAGTGTTTGACCCAGTAGTGGAAAATGTTGTTTGAAACCTTGATGCTTCCTTCTGCCCACATGCTTATCTCACCTCCATCTTGATTGCCGGAATTCTGGAATGCTCTTCGGTTTCCCAATCGGTGTATCTTGCGTTGACCGTTGTAAGTCCGTTCATGTAGATGCCGTTCTTTTCAAATTCTGCTAAGGTTTCGATAAGGCTTGAAAATGCAGAGCTGATGGTGAACTCTTTGATTCCTTCTGCTCTCATGCTATCTGCAATCTCTTTGATATCGTAGTCCCAAATAACTTCATTAAAATCAATAAGGTCGTTTTCAGATTCTTCTTTGGAAATTCTGTATGCCCAGTAAAATGTGCTGTTAACTCCTGCATCTTTCAAGCTAATGTTTCCCTTTGCATTCATAAGCTCCTCAAATCTTCTGATTTCCTTCATTGTCGTTTCCTCCTAAGTGTGTTGTTTTCCCTTTCGGTAGTACTATATATCACTCTAAAGGCACATAATAGCAAGTTATTTTTCGGCATATATGTGACAATTATTTCAGAAGAATACTGTGCATATTACTCCTCGATTTTTCTGCATCGGTCCTCGCCATAGACTACATTTAATCCGGAACCATTATCCCAAGCAACCATAATGCTTGCTGTATCATCCACACCAATGACCGTACCCTTTGTTCCAATTGGTGGTGCCTGCAAATCGTCCATACGGGTAAGCTCCACCCTACATCCGGCAGGATACTGCCTGCGCACTCTTGCTACAATCTCTTTACTTGGAAATCTCATCACTCAGAACCTCCTTCTTTGCTCCATTCTTAAATGCAGATGACCCTGTCAGATTCTTTAAAAGTATCTTTCGATCAGTTTTGTAGTTATCACCGATAAATCCAAGCCTTAAAAGGAAACATCGGAATGCGTATTTCTCATTGCTGACTTTCTTTTCTGTTGAGTTGATGCGTTTCTGTTCTTTACTCATCTTGCAAAGTGCTGCAATGAAATTCTGGTAAGCTTGGCAAGTTTCTGTATCCGGCACCTCGGAAAACCAAGGGAATGAAACTTTTTCCTCATCCATTTCGATTCGGATATCATCTACTCCCAAAGCTTTCTTAATTAATTCACCTTTTGCTTCAAGCAACTTCGTAAGGTTTCCGGCTGAAACATTCTCAAGCGGAATGGCCACCGTAAGCCCTGCATCTTCGCTCTGTGGCGTTTCTTCCGGCTCTTTGGGTATTTCCTTTTCTTCTGAAGCAAAGCCGCTGTCCGCAAGTTTCTTCAGCAGTTCTTCGATGTCCTTCGGAAAAATGTTCTCGTCAAATTCCAAGGCTCCAGTCTTATCTACTATGAGACCTCCAAAGTCATAAGCCGCCGTTGGCATCCCCTTATACTTTGGCTTTGTACCAAGGATTTCTCCAATTGCTGTAACCAGTGCTTTTCTCTCTGCTCCGGTTCGGTTAAATTCTACTCTCATTTATGAGTACCTCCTTTATTTTTCGGTACTACATATATCACTCTGAATCGCATAAATAGCGAGTCATATCTGTAAATATCCGAGTAAAATATGAACCGATTTATTCATCATAATTTTGTGCGTAATATGCTATTCCACCTCTTTCACAAGGTCGGAGTATGCAATTTTTTCTCCGTTTCTTATAACAAATACATTTTCTACATCCCCAGTATCCTCCACATATCTTCGCAAAATAACAGATGCATACTTCTCATCTAGCTCCATCGTATAACAGATACGATTGGTTTTCTCGCAGGTCATCAGTGTGGATCCACTGCCTCCAAAGGTATCGATAACAATTGCATTTTCCTGACTGGAATTTCCGATGGGATAAGCAAGCAGGTCAAGCGGCTTTGATGTGGGATGATTCTTGTTCTTCTTTGGCTTATCGAAGTTCCAGATAGTGGTCTGACTTCTTCCGGCACTCTTGCTCCAGTAGTGCTTTCCATTCTGAAGAAAGCCATAAAGCACTGGTTCATGCTGCCACTGATAATCACTTCTGCCAAGCACCAGGGAGTTCTTTACCCAGATGCAGCATCCGGATAAATGAAATCCTGCATCCACAAATGCTTTTCTGAAATTAAGACCCTCTGTATCTGCATGAAATACATAAGCGGAGCCGCCCTTTTCCAGATGTTCTGCCATGTTCTTAAATGCAGAAAGCAGAAATTCATAGAATTTATCATTTGCCATCTTGTCATTTTTAATGGATAAGCCATCAGAACTTTCAAATGCCACGTTGTATGGGGGATCCGTAATAATGAGATTGGCTTTCTTCCCATCCATAAGTGCATCTACATCTTCACTTGATGTCGCATCACCGCACATCAGTCTGTGTCTGCCAACCGTCCAGATATCTCCACGCTGTACAAAAGCAGCCTTTTCCAGTGCATCAGACAGATCATAGTCATCATCTTCCACTTCTGACTGCTTGTCCTCTCCATAAAGTTCTGCAAGCTCATCTTTGGAAAATCCTGTCAGACCAACATTAAAATCCATATCCTTTAAGGATTCAATCTCAATACGAAGAAGTTCCTCATCCCAGCCTGCATCCATTGCCATTCGGTTGTCGGCAAGTATATATGCTTTCTTCTGTGCCTCTGTCAGATAATCCACAAATACACACGGTACTTCTGTGATGCCTTCTTCCTTTGCTGCAAGGATTCTTCCATGTCCGGCAATCACGTTATATTCTCTGTCAATGATAACCGGATTGATAAAACCGAACTCACGAAGAGAAGAACGAAGTTTCATCACCTGTTCTGCTGAATGTGTTCTCGCATTATTTACATATGGAATTAGTTTTGAAACAGCTACAAGCTGCATTTCTGTTGTTGTTTTACTCATAGCCGCCTCCTTAAAATAGTCCCCACTCAGCGAATTTTTCAAATCCACCTACAGAGTCTATGTACTCTTTTACAGTTTCTACGATTTCTGCATATGGCTTGCCGTCAATTCTATCGTCTCCAATGGCACAGCAGATTTCTACAGGCTTTCCTGTTTTCTGTGCTTTAAGAAATGCATAGATATTAACGGATACATCTGCTTTGGATAAATCTTTTCCATGAAGACCTCCGCCTGTCACAGAATCCGCCATATCACTTCCAAGTTTTCGGTTGGTTGCACCGGAATCTACATCAATGCCGCCAGTCCAATCACCCAGCGGATTGATTTCCGCATTTGGATATGTGTATTTCAAATCTGTAGTTTTTACATTGCTTTGACAGATAATCAGTCTTGCTTCATCCAGAATGTACTTTCCATCATACGGATAAGAAGTGTAGATTTCTCTTGCAATCTTAGAGAGTGCTTTCTGCTCCTCTGTCAAAGGCATTCCTTTAAAAACACCGTTATCACCGCATCTCATTCCCTTTGACTGATTTTCAGAAAGATGTATATCCTGTGGCACGATTTGAATAAACACCCGAATACCCGAGGCAATTCGCTCCACAATGTATGCAACATCTTCTCTTTCCATATCCACAGAGGTTTCAATCACCACATGACCATAGCCATGACCGATAAGCACCTCTACTGCAATCTTCGGATTTTCCTGTTTCTTATATGCCAAATCAACAATGGCACCTGCTATTCTGTCTGCCCTCTTATCCGGATGGCTCGGATTTACTTTTTCAATCATACTATCTTCCTTCCCTTGCTCTTAGGAGCCTTTCCATCAAATCGTTTTGTGGAGCAGCATCGTCATAATCGGTACTGCAATTTTCCTTCACAATCTGAAATATTTCATTCCACAGCCTTACAGCTTGGTTCATATAGTTAATGCCAATATTGATAAACGGAGATGGAATGGGTTTCTGTGTAGTGGGATGCTTGGAAAGAAAACCTAGCTTATTGGTCATCTCCTCACACTGAATCCAGCGAGCAGAACACATCGCATATCGCTCTAAAAGCTGCGGGGATACTTTCGATGCACATCCTATCTTCTTCAGCCATTGCCACGTCTCCTCATAAATCTCAGATGCCTGCAACTCTGACCCATCTCTCTGCTCTGCTGACAGGAAGTCGTGCGGCTTTGGCATCTCCACACCTTCCACATCCGGAATATCCAGAACTTCCAATTTTCTCCCTCCCGGATTTCCGTTATTTGCTTTTTCTTTGACCGCCGATTTCTTGCGTCCGGCACCTGGCCTTCTGCCTCCACGGCCGCCTATGTTGTTTGATTTCGTAGGCACGTCTCATGTTCCTCCTTTAATTACCCTTTTGATTTCGCATTTTTCACACGCAAGACCCCACGCCGTTCCACGGTGATCTCGATGCTAGAGATTTTGACCACCCCTGGGGTTAGTCATCATATCCGTAAACACGATGCTTTTTGCTTCCTTGATAATCACCACGCTCTGCATGGATCTTGGCATGACAGCTTTTGCAAAGAGAAATCAGATTGTTTCTGTCATGGGTTCCACCTTCCGACAATGGTTTCTTATGATGAACCTCATCTACCGGAACGATGATCCCTTTCTCAAAGCACAGCTCACAAAACGGATGGGTCTTAACATAGCTGTCACGGATTCGTTTCCATGCCCTTCCGTACCTGCGGCGTACAGCTTTATCTCTGCCATACTTCTCGTAGGAACGGTTGGCTTGCTTCTTATGTTCCTCACAGTACCTACCGTCCGTTAGATTTGGACAGCCGGGAAAACTACAAGGACCCTTTGGTCTTCTTGGCACATCAGCACCTCCTTTAGATATAACAAAAGCCTCTGCGGGATTTTTCCGGCAAAGGCTCTTCCTTCATTTATTCTTTTTCTACAGTTTACATCATACCGCATGCAAGGGGTGTCTTGGGAGTGTCTTGGGAGTGGCCTGGGGGTGGCCTAGGAGTGGCTTCTTTCAAAACTATCCAAAGCACGTCTGTGAAGACGCTTCGTCCACCGGAGAGAATAATGCATCTGCACAGATATTTCCGGCATGGACTTTAATTCAATATATCGGTACCGAAGTATCATCTGCTCCATCGGATCTTCTACCAAATCAATGGCACTATCCAGCTCACAGCAAAGTTCCTCCAGCTTTTTATAATCCTCTGCAAGCTCTTTTTCCAAAGCATCGATTTTCTCAAGACATCTTTCAAAGGGTGCTTTTATGTTTCGATTGCTTGAATAATGCTCCTCAAATCCAGGAGAAGAAACACTGCATGACAGTTCTCTGTAATATCCAAGTTTGATCTTCTTATCGTTGATTTTGTTATTCAGAATAAATGGTCGGTTTAAAAATTCTCTTGCTGTCATAAGCCTAACCTCCGAAAATATTAATTTCCCTCGGATTGTCTCTGTTTTACAATTCTGCTTTTACCGCATCGATCAGTGCCGATTGGGTGCTGTCTTTCTCAGCCAGTGCTTTCATGATTTTCTCATCCACCGTACCTTGAGTCAGAATATGGATCACCGTAACCGTTCTGCTGCTTTGACCTTGCCTGTAAAGTCTTGCTACTGTCTGCTGATAAAGTTCCAAACTCCAGGTAATTCCAAACCATACAAGGGTAGATCCTCCAGATTGAAGATTTAATCCATGTCCTGCAGATGCCGGATGGATCAGAGCCACTGGAAGTTCTCCCTTATTCCACATTTTCATACTGGCATCACTATCTAGTTTCTGAAATGGGATCTTCTTTTCTGTAAGACGCTGCTCAATCCGTATAAGGTCATGCTTGAACCAGTATGCAATAAGAAGTGGTTTTCCGTTTGCCGATTCGATAATATCCTCCAGTGCATCCAGCTTTCTGTCATGAATAGGAAGAATACTCTCATTATCCGCATAGACTGCTCCGTTTGCCATCTGTGATAACTTTCCGGAAAGAGATGCAGCATTTGCTGCTGTGATTTCTCCTTCTGGAAGTTCCAGAACGAGCTCTGCTTTCATATCTTCATACTTTTTCTTCTCCTTTTCGGAAAGATGCACCATATACTTTGTGTTTACCAGTTCCGGCATTTTCAAATGATCTGCGGCCTTCATGGAAATAGTAATGTCCGATATTTTTTCATAGATGGCATCTTCTGCTCCGGGAAGCAGCTTATAGCTGTAAACGATAGGACCATTCACCTTATCCGGCTTGAAATATGTATTTCTATACTGACCGATGAATCTTCCAAGTCTCATACCCATATCCAGAATCTTAAATTCTGCAAACAGATCCATCAGACCGTTGCTTGACGGTGTTCCTGTAAGTCCTACAATTCTTTTGACCTTGGGTCTAGCTTTCATCAATGCTTTGAATCTCTTTGCCTGATGATTCTTAAAGGAACTCAGCTCATCGATTACCACCATGTCGTACTCAAAGGGTTGTCCACTCTTTTCAATAAGCCACTGCAGATTCTCCCGGTTGATCATTGTGATGTCTGCTTGTTTTCTAAGTGCTTCCAGTCTTTCTTTTTCTGAACCAACTGCAATGGCAAAAGTAAGGTTATGGAGATGATCCCACTTTTCAATTTCATCGGGCCAGGTATTCCTTGCTACTCGAAGCGGTGCGATTACTAAAATGCGGTGGACATCAAAATAATCAAACAAGAGGTTATTAAGTGCTGTCAGCGTGATGCTTGTTTTCCCTAAACCCATATCAAGAAAGACAGCAGCTTCTGGATGGGATTCAATATATTCTGTTGCATACCTCTGGTAATCATGTGGTTTGTATTTCATGAATCACACCTCCAATCTGTTCTGTTCCATCAATGACATATACTCGAAATCCAAGCCCCATCAAAATTTTGTGCCTTGCGACCTGCAAAGGCCTCGGTTTCTGCCCTGGGGCTTTCAGTTCTGCAAAAGCGATCTTGCCTTTCGGAAGAAGAATAATTCTGTCCGGCATTCCTGAATATCCAGGAGAAACAAACTTCGGACAAATCCCCCCATTCTTTTTGACTTCTGCCACAAGTCTTTTTTCTATTTCTTTCTCTCTCATAAATACCTCCAAAAATCAAGGTGCAGGTCTGTGCATATCATTTCATAAACTTTATATATAGTGATTTTTTTCAAAAAAATCCGCCCTAAAGGGGTTTTATATATAGACCTTCTCCGACCTGCACCTTTTTGTTATCAGCTATCCAAAAAGTCCGATTTTAAGCGGATTCCACGCACAATGATGCCTGCCTTGGTCTTCTTTCTTTCAAAACCTGCATTTTCAAGAGCCGCATAAAAATCAGTGGTGCTCCTGGTGTATTCTCCCGTCCTTGCACAGTAAGAACGATACTCTTGATAGAATTCACCGGACTTCTGCGTGTATGTGATATCTACTTCACAGCATTCTTCAGTAAAAGCAGAAAGCCAGTCATTATTCTCACGATACTTATTGATGGCGGCTTCCACTACTATCGGAGTTTTCAGCTTGTACCTATTTTTGATGGCTTTTTCTGCTCCATCAATGATCCATGAAAGCACAGCACCTCCTGCTTTCTCATAAAGGAAATCCGCATAGTTTTTCCTGTCGCTGCTACCTGTGATCTTGGCATTAAAGGGTATCACAATAAGCCTTCGCCAGATACCATCATCATTAGCTCCCACCTTTGGAAGATGATTGGTATATAAGACAAGGGTGTGGGTCGGCACATATTTGAACGGATCCTTATATTTCTTTTCAGCCGTTACTTCATCGGTGGAACAAAGCTGTTTTACAATAGAGGTGTTCAGCCTCATGCCTTCTTCCAGTTCAGCAGCAATGACCAGTCTCTTACCTTTCAGCTCTGCCATCTCCGGCTTTACATTACGCTTGCAGCCTACGGTCAGTGCGTCTGCGGAGATCGTTCCACTATACGTTCCAAGCACCCTGGCGATGGTATTCCAAAAGGTACTTTTACCATTACTTCCTTCTCCGTATGCAATGACCAGCGCCTCAACATACACTTTTCCAATGGCAGAAAGTCCCACGATCTGCTGCACATATTCGATCAGCTCCTTATCACTACAGAAAAAGCAGTCCAGTGCATCAAGCCATAGATCCATGCCATCTGTACCAGGGGAAACTGCGGTTATCTTTGTGATCAGATCTTCTGCCGCATGTTCCTTACTGCTTCCGTCCCGCAAATCATATGTAGCACTCGGAGTGTTTAGCAGAAACTCCTGACTGTCAAAATCAGTGATCTTCTTAAGGAGCATTGGTTTTGCCGCCTGCAATGCTGAGGTCACGAACTTCATATCTCTTCGCTTCATCACAAAAGCATAGTATTTCGATGCCATCATAAATTCCTTGAACGCTTTTTCGCTGCTTTCGTCAATCACTTTTTCCAGAGCCTTACCACCTGCCATTACTGCTTCTTTATCAACACCCGCATCCATGAGCATTTTCTTTGCTTTCTCTACAGCTACTGTTGCTTCTTTTAACTGTTCATCCAAAAATTCCTCGCAGGCTCCCACCGCCAGCTGCTTAGACTCTACCCAGTGCGTACCGTCATATCGCATATAATCTGTGGAGTCGGTGAATGCAAGCTCACCGGCATACTCACGAGACAGGACCTTTGCCTGGCCAATGTCAGAATAATCGTCCGGTTTCAGACTAAAGCCCTTATTAAAATCTTCTGGAGATACATAGCCGACCTGTGCCTGCACCTTCTTTCCGAACTTCACAGCACTGCTCCAAATAAGGGCAAGTTCGCTGTCTTCAAGTGGAGGACTACAAAGCTGCGCTTTTTCAAGATAAATGTCATGTGCCTTTTCTGTATTTCCGTATCGTTTGATCAACCTTCCTGCAATATGGCTCATGGTACTGTTTCTAGAGCCTTCACTAATGCTCTGTGTAGATTGGTCATATTCCGCAAAGTCCATTTCGTCCAAGAACTCATCAATGTTTCTGCTTCCTTCATGCCAAACAATATCTGACGGATTACATCCAAAGATGAACCTTGCCGCATCCAGTGCGTTGTCATCAAAAAATGGTGCATACTCCTGCAGTCTTGTTTTGATGCCTGCAACCTCATCGGCATTTGTGATCTTGCTATGGGGAAAGTAAATATGATGTCTTGGCCTTGCAGACCGCTTGCCTTTCACCTTTCCATCGTTTCTGCTGGGAACTAAAATATATGAAACATTCGGAAAGAGTTCTTCATATTTTTCAGCCATGATCCAATCTTCTGGATTATCGCTGTGTTCATTATCACAGTCCATAACCTCTACATCAGAGGATAAAAAATCATCAATAGAACGATGGCAATTCTTGAACTCCCCACACACGTGGTCACGAGAAATGACCGCCATCATATCTTCCTTGTTTTCTATCTCCGCTTTATTGGGATATATTGTATTGGCAGCATTACCTACGCAATTAGCTGAATATACTGTTATCTTCATCTCTTAGCCTCCTCCATCGTTTCTGTAAAATATCTGATCTTCATTCTGCGTTTTTCTGCCAGTGCGATTTCACGACCCATGCCTTCTGAAATATCTTCTCCGAACACCCACACCTCCTGACACTTACCAATCAATACATAGTTGATGACATGAGTTGCCAGGTATCGTTCTTCTGGGTTACTGTCATCCATGAACTGTGGATACAGAAGATGTGGCGTCATAGGGATAGCTTTGCTCTCTACCGCAAAACGTGAATACTTTCTTGCTTTTTCGGTATTCTTCTCCGTATCTCCTCTATATGGACTGCAGATATATACAAGCGGCCTAAACTCATCCGGCTTATATAACCCGGCCATTTTTAGTTCTTCCTTTTCTATTTTTTTTAAGGCTTCATAAGTGGTCGGGTCATAGTAGCCTTCGCTGTTGTATTTACTAATTGACATCCAGTTCTCCTCCCATCATTCTTCTCGTACAGTTTTCACACAATACTGCTGTTCCAAAGAGATCACTGTCTTCATCGTTTAAAATATCCTGCAGATTCACTTGTACCTCCGAACCGCAATGCGGGCATCTGCAGAATACATTCTCATTGTTGATTTCAATCTTGACTTCTACTGCATCTCCCATCGTTTCTTTTACATAAAACATAGCGTTACCTCCATCTGAAAAATTAAGGGTTCATGCCCTCTGACAGTGAAAGGACATAAACCCATGTTTTAAGTACCGCTATATCAATCTTTTTTATAAAAATCACACTCGTATCCATCCGCACGAAGAAGAAGTCCCGGAATCCAAGGTGGTGTCCTACCCATCTGCTCACAGATAGCATCAAGGGATACATCCTCGCTGCATTCAATAATCAGCTCATCATGCACATGACCACAAATAAAACAGTGCGATAAAGTTCTCATTGCATAGGCAAGAATATCTCTGCTAATTGCCTGTACGATATTCTCCACAAACTTGGGACCATAGCTTTCGATCTGTTCCCACTTCTTCGTTCCTCCGACACCTTCGTAAACTACTGATTCACTTCCAAACTTATTGACCCCCATCTTTGATTTCACATAGGAAAGTCTTCTGCCACTTGGAAGTTCAATAAATAGCATCCCGCTTTTGTAATAGAAATGAATGCCATGTGTCTCTGTGTCGATACGTTCTTTGATGGTCTTTTTTACGCATCGATCTACCGCCCACCAAAACTGAACAATATTCGGATTGGCGCTTCTCCAGGAATCCACAAGCGGCTGAAGTTCATCTTCTGTCAGTCCCATCTCAAGTGCTCCCATCGCCGTCAATGCACCAACAGAACCGCCATATCCAAGAGCAAGTTCTGCAATTTTCCCTTTTTGTCTTAAGTGTGCGTTTACCCCATGCTTTTCCACTGGAACACCAAACATGGCGGATGCAGATGCACAGTAAATATCTCCATTGTTTTTAAAGACCTCACTTCGCCATTCTTCTTTTGCAAGGTGAGAAAGCACTCTTGCTTCAATGGCAGAAAAATCAGCCACAATGAATTTCATACCTTCTCTTGGCACAAATGCAGTACGAATCAGTTGAGATAATGTATCCGGGATATCATCGTATAAGAACTCCATTGCTTCATAATTTCCTGTTTTCACAAGTTCCCTTGCTTCTCTTAAATCCGGCAGATGATTCTGTGGCAAATTCTGCAGCTGAATCATCCGTCCTGCCCACCTGCCACTTCGGTTTGCACCATAAAAACGAAACATTCCTCTTGCCCTGTGATCTTTACATACTGCATTCTCCATGGCCTGATATTTCTTCACCGAGGATTTCGCAAGCTTCTGTCTGATTTCCAAGACTTCACGGATATGATCTGGGGTACTTCCAATTAGTTCTTTCACTGCTTTCTTATCCAGGCTGTCTGTCTCAATGCCGTTCTCTGACAGCCACGCTTTCATCTGTATCACGCTGTTAGGGTTTTCGATGCCAGCAGCATCTTTGATCTTTGCAGTCAGCTTATCTTTTGAGCATTTATCAAATGCAATCGCATTTTCTACGACAGCCATATCAAGAGCAATCCCTCTGTCATTGATCTCCTGGTCAAGCCAGAACTCTTCCCACACAAAATCCGGTACTGGGAACTTTGATAATCTCCTTTGAATAGCCAATTCCACCTCAACATCACGGATATTATATTTTACAAATGCATCCCACTTCTCTTTATCATGTTCTGGAAGGTTTCGTGTTCTTCCACCATTAACTTTTGTTGGCTTACAAGGAACGCAGAAATATCGGATGAGATCTTTTCCTTCTTTCAGCTTCTGTTCGGACAACCCTAATACCTTTCCTGCACCCTCCAGTGACAGCGGCAGACCCATATAGGCTGACCAGGTCATCGTACACTTCCATGAAACCGGAGAAAGATAATCTTCCACTGTGTCTTCCTGGATACTGTAGTTAATAAACTTCTGTGGGTAACATCTTCTCAGATACTCCGACAGACAGATTCGTTCAAACTGACTGTTAAATGCCCATTTTGTCACGGTCTCATCCGTCAGTGCATCGATGATTTTATCCGGTATCTCTTCTCCCCGTGCTAGGTCAACCACTTGAACCATCTCTCCGTCTAAGGAATATCCAAACAGTAAGATTTCAAAATTCGGAGACTGCACATACTTATATACACCGCACTTCTTAAGATCCACATCCGAATAGCATTCCAAATCTATAGATAATTTTGTCATTTTGTCACCATCCTAAAAACAGGCAGCAGTGGAGATTTACCTCACTGCCGCCCTTTGATTTACTCGTTATTCTTTTCTTTCTTCTTCAGATTTGGAAACACCCAATGAACCAATCTCTTAATGACATTTAAAAGCCACTTCCAAATGGTCACAAGACCAAAGATCCAAAAGAATATTGTAATTCCGAGCATGGTACCTCTGATTGAGGCATCAATTAACGTATTTAATGTATCCATATGTTTTTACCGTCCTTTCTTAAGATAAGAAATCATCATCGTCATCCTCTGCAAAATCATCCTCTGCTCTAGACTTGCCACCAAGAGGCTCTCCATCGGCAATCTTCTGCAGATTGTTAAGGCCGCAAGCAATACCCTTATTGCCGTTAGAATTGAAGGCATAGAAGTTGATGCTGGCACGACCATAGACACCACTGTACACTTCAGAGCGTTCCAAAATCGGCTGACGGTCTGCATCCACAATTCCCGGTGCGGATGCAGAATTGGCATTAATGAAATAGCTGTCTGCGTAAGCCGTATCGTCCGGACGTTCCAAATCTCCATCTCTCAGTGGAGTTTTAAGTACCTTGAGGGAAGGTACCGACTTGCTGTTTCCTTTGAGCTTGGATTCCCCTTCCTCATATGCTGCCTGGATAGCGGCTTCGATTTTCTTTACCGTTGCCACATCCGACTTCGGAATGATCAGGCTTACACTGTACTTCGGTGTACCACCATTGATTGACTTCGGATCCCATACGTTTGCATAGCTCCATCTTGTCTTAGGTCCTGTGATTACTTTGGTTGGGTTCTTATAATTCTTTGACATATTAGTTGTCCTCCTTAAAATCATTAAATGCTGTATTTTTCATTGCCGGACGCTTATCCGACATTGGTACTAAAGTTGGCTTGCCCTGTGGTTTCTCAATCAATCCAGAGAGCAATTCTTCAAACTTGGTTTTACCGAGCATCTTTGTCATAGCGGTAATGCCGATCACCTTTTTCTCATACGGATCATATCCGGCACTCTCTATTTTTTCTGCTACGGCTTTATCACTTACATATCTACGGTTGGAACGGCCTTCGACCAATTTCCAGTCTTTCCACTCCTTACCGCTGACTGCCTTCTGAAGAGCATATTCCTTGATATCGTTTGCCCAGGATACCAGCTCATCTGCTTTTGCAAGAATGACTTCTATTTCATCATCTTCAAGACTTTCTGGCATCTCAAAATCATAACGAGCAAGTTCCAAGTTGTATTCCGCTCTTTTTCGGCAGGTGGCTTTGACTTTGCAAAACTGACAGTGACTTCCGGCTTTGTATTCGCCTTCGCCCTTTGCCGCCAGTTGTGCTGTTGGTGCAAGTGTGTTTTCTGCCCAGGAAAGCAATGCTTCCTTTGAAATTGCAAAGGTGCTGACATGTTCTCTTCTTGGCTGAAAGATTGTCATTGTAATATTCTTGATGTCGTAGATTCCATCGAAGAGAGATACAGCCCCCAGTGCATAACACATCATCTGCGGATTATTTTCTGCATCAACCAGAATCCCGACTCCATATTTAAAATCGATTACGGTTAGCGTTTCATCTGCAACAATGACACAGTCTCCGGTACCAAATCCATCCGGCACCCACTGTGAAAAATCCAGGTGCTGTTCAACAAGAACAATGGGATCACTGCATTTTTTCTTTGCAATTGACAACTGTTCCATTACATACTGTGCATACATATCCGTACAGTCTGCCATCTCTTCATCAAAGAAGGTAAGATCCTCGGTTGGATCCTTCGTCTGCTGCCCCAGTCCTGTTTTTAGCTTATGTTCACAGAGCGTATGAGCATCTGTCCCCTGCAGGGAAAATTCGCTAGGCTTGTCCTTCTCCTTGGCACAAAGAAGTGCCGATGGCGGGCAGGCAAGCCACCTGTGGCTGGAGGAAGCAGAAAGAACTGCATGTTTATCTGGCATTTCCAATCACCTCCGCTTCTGCAAGAAGCGCTGCATACTCTTTCGGATCTATGTCTGAAAGTCTGTTTACACCACGCTTTGTAAGGAGTGCTTTAACTTCTGCCGTATATCCCTTTCGAGATTTATCTGCCATGACTGCTCTTACATCTTCCAAAGAAAGTGTCCTTTCTTTCTTCGATGCTTTTTCTGCAGTCTTGGTCTTCGGTTCTGTTTTCTTCGCATCTTCCGAACCACTAAAGAGATTCTTTAGTTCTTCTGAGATACCGATAAGTGTGTTACCACATCTGTTCAGTTCTTCTATAAGCTGTGATAATTCGTTGACCTTGCCCATTTGGTTTTCCTCCTTCCATTGTTTTTCCCTGTTTGCTGAGTACACTTAATTTCTCAGCAATTCTTTTTGACACTACACTGATTGCAACAAGCGTATCCACAAGCTCTGCATCAAGCTGACTGCTGCTGCACTTTTCAGTGCCTGTTCTGCATCTGATTGTCATAGCTGACACCGTCCTTTCCGAGTGGCTTTACTGCCTCTCTGACAGTGAAAGGACATCCAGTCCTGGTTTAAGTACCATTTCTAAAAATATTTTTGAAAAAATCTGCTCACCAGAAAATTTATCGTGATGAGCAGACCGGATGTATGTTATTCGAAATCTTTCAGTCTTGTCTTAAGCTGAACAAAAACCTTCTTTTTTCTCTTATTAACACCCTTTTGCGATAAATGAACAACCTCTGCAATCTGCTGCTCTGTGGCACCATCTCCGAACATCTTCATAATGGTACGGTCCACTTCCTCCAGCTCATCCAATGCCGCATGAAGTTCTTTCAGCATCTCCTGCTTAATAAAGTCCTCTTCCAAATTGGTCTCATCGGACATCTCATATTCCGTATCTTCATAAAGTTGATTCAAAGACACTGGCAGCATCTTTCTTTTATCTTCCTGTTTGCTTGCTCTCTGAGCCTGCTTGTCCTCTCGCCACATAGGTCTCATGTATTCCAGGTACTGTTCCTTCGTTGCTGGAATCATGATGGCACGAACTGTGCGGTGTCCAATCTTGGTCCACACCGCATCGGTTGATAAATCATAACCATTTGCGATAAAAATTTCTTTTGATGCTTCATTTACCTCCATAGGTATGTAATACTGCTTTTCACTTTTTGTCTGTAAATTTTCCATGATAGATCCTCCTTCGATCTAAAATCGAAGTGAGAATCCACACGGAACTTCCCATAAATATTGGCCATAAGAATGAATCCTCACTTCTTAAATGGCCAACCGTCCCAGTGGGTTGACTATTATTAATTTGCTTCTGTCTCTCAGCTCTGGGCATCCTTGATCAAGGGATGAACCTTAAGACAGGTTTTGAGTGTCTGGCACTCAGATGAAGTTACAAAGGCTTGCAGCCTCATCTCGGTGTCAGAAGTACTTATGTTAAATTCTCTTTGCTTTGCCAGAGCAACAAAAAAAGCCTGACAAAATACAGGTGCTTTTAACACCTATACTTCGTCAGGCCTTGCTCGCTACGATTACTATCGTGCGGCGATTCGCTCAGTACGAACTTTCTGATTACGAAAGCTGACCGCAATCACAGATTTACACATCGGACATTTTATTTTGATGATTCCAACTGTTTCTTCTGGATCTGCGTCAAACAATCTTTTGTTTTTACAACATGGACAAGCCACATGCATTTCCTGCAT